GAGGCCAAGCCGAAGGCCAAGGCCAAGCCGAAGGCCAAGGCCAAGCCGAAGGCCAAGGCCAAGCCGGAGGCCAAGCCGGAGGCCAAGGCGAAGCCGGAGGCCAAGGCGAAGCCGGAGGCCAAGGCCAAGGCCAAGGCCAAGGCCGGGGTGAAGAAGGGCAAAGGCAAGTGTCCCACAGGGCACACGTTCGGCGAGGACGTGGACGCTTACGAAGACTGCGAAGAGTGTCCCGTCTGGGAAGCCTGTGAGAAGGCGTTCGAGGAAGCGAGCAACGGATGACCTCGAACCGCGACCACCTCCGCCGAGTCCTCGAGGGAGATATGGAGGGGGGCACAAGTTCCGCCCCCCTCCGGTCCCCCCTCATGCTCTCTACAGGTAGCACGCTCTTGAATCTCGCCTGCACGGACACCCCGGAAGGCGGTTTCCTCGCAGGGCGCTATCACTTCGTTGTGGGGGACAGCGCAAGCGGCAAGACATTTATCTGCATGACTTGCCTGGCTGAGGCCACCATCAATCCGGCCTTCGCAGATTACCGGTTGATCTACGATAATGTCGAGGATGGCTGCCTGCTCGACATCCCGGCACTATTCAACATAGCGCTGGCGGAACGTATCGAACCGCCCGCGGTAAAGGCCGACCTGCCCCACTATAGCGAGACGGTCGAGGAGTTCTACTACCACGTAGACGACGCGCTCCAGGACGGGAGGCCATTCGTTTATGTTCTGGATTCGATGGACGCACTTACAAGCGAGGCAAGCGAGGCGAAGTTCACCCAACAGAAGAAGGCCTTCCGGAAGAGCGAGGATGCAGCAGGATCATATGGGGATGGCAAAGCAAAGGAAAACTCCCAGCGCCTCCGCAAGGTTCTGGGTGGGCTGCGAAAGACGGGCAGCATTCTGGTTATCGTTGCCCAAACCCGGGACAGCCTTGGCTTCGGGTGGGAGAAGAAGACACGGTCGGGAGGACACGCGCTACGATTCTATGCCACGCTCGAGATATGGGCAAGCATCAAACGCCATATCAAACGCGGCGTAATGGGCAAAGATCGAACTGTTGGGGTGGACGTTGCGATAAGGGTCCGTAAAAACCGCGTGACTGGAAAGACGCCCACGGTCGTCATTCCCATCCATCCTTCCTACGGCATCGACGACCTGGGCTCGTGCGTGGATTATCTGGTGGATGAGAAGTGGTGGAAGAAGTCGGGGCAGAAGATCGTAGCACGGGAGTTCAAAATATCGCTCACCCGAGCCGCCCTGATTCGCCACATTGAGAAGCTACGGCGAGGACGTCTCGTGCGGCGAATCGTTGGACGATGCTGGAAGAAGATCGAGAAAGCGTGCGCTGAACAGAACCGTAGGCCCAAGTATGAGTAATCCCACCCGACAACCGTGGATCCTTTGTGACTTCTCCTGGATGGCTCACCGGGCACGGTTCGCCCTCAAGAATCTGGCGTGGGAAGAGAAGCCCATCGGGATGATTTACGGGATATGCGAGCAGCTCCGCACGCTCTGCATGGACCCAAGGATCCGCTCGAGTCAACTTGCCATGCTCCTCGATTCTCGGAAGAGCATTCGACGCCTCCATTATCCTGCCTACAAAGCGCGGCGACATAAGCTCTCAGCGGACGAGTTGGCAGACCTGGAGGTTATGCGGGAGCAGATGAGAATCCTCGTCAAAGATGTCTTTCCCAGGATCGGGTTCGAGACCTATCGCCAGACCGGCCTGGAAAGCGACGACTTGATGGCATCCGCCGCCAAAACCTGTGCTCCAGGACGCGCTGTGCTCGTCACGGCTGATAAAGACTTGCTGCAGGCCGTATCATCCCGCGCAGCCTGGCACGATCCGTGTAGAGGCGTATGGGTGACGTCAAAGAGCTTTGAAGCGGACAAGGGAATCGACCCTCCATGGTGGGGGGAGGTGAAGGCAATAGCAGGGTGTCAGAGCGACGGGGTGCCCGGTGTGCGGGGCGTTGGCGAACGAACGGCCATCCGCTTCCTTATCGGTAACCTGCCTGAGCATCACAAGACCTACCAGTTGATTCAGTCCAAGGCAGGACAAGCAGTCATTGAGCGTAACCGAGAACTCGTTGTCCTACCTCATGCAAAGACACGACCTGTAGAGCTGCGGGTGCCCCACTACAATCCAGATGCCTTCTTCAAGTTCTGCGAGGATTACGGCTTCCAAACCTACTTGGAAGGCAAGCGACATGAACAATGGGAGAGGATTTTGGAAGGGGGCCTCGAGGCCCCGAGGACGATCAGAACAAGGAGACGAAATAAACGCCCGGGCCGGCCGACCTCGGAGGACCAGCACTCCTTCCGCGGTGCGATTGAACACGCCGCCGGCCCGGGCATCCTACCAGAGGAAAAGGAAACAGAAGAATGAATAAGGGAATGACATGGGCGGAAGCCGTCGAATGGTGTGCCAAGGATTCGACACGCCAGGTGTGCCGAGAGACTATGAACGCCCGGCGCACTGCTCATATACATAAGGACGGCTACTTTCGGTGGGCGGAGGAGGACGGTAGTCGCGGGGCTGAAGAGTAATTCTTTAGATAGAGGTATCGACTAATGGGTACGTATGAATGGCCAATTGTTCCGATCTGTAAGCGACAACATAGAGACATCAGAGATGAGGATCTGATTTCTGGTGGTCTCTTCCGTAGATGTGTAGTGACTCGTCATCGAGATCAACGTGATCTCTTTGCGGAGATATGTACAAAGAGACTGAATAGAGATGGAAGTTCTCATTTTGTAGTCCAGGCATACGGGTGTGTACTTGATTGTCCGTATTGCTATGTGACTCCAAGAGGTATATGGGGTGATCCGGTCTTATTCTCTAGTCTAGATTTGATTCATCTATTCAGATCTACGGGTCTTAAGATATTCCATCTAATGGGTGGTGCTCCCGGTCTATATCTGGAGAAATGGTGGGAGATAGTAGAGATGATAGATAAGCAGACTGAGCTATTCCACAGTGACCTCCTTATGGTCGAGAAGCCATATTCACCAGAGGTCTTTGAGAATTTAGATCTATCAAAGTGCCTAATTGCTATCAATGTCAAAGGAGTGACTCCTGAGAATTACGAGGATAGAACACGCACACCGTTTCCGAATAATCTTTTCTGGAGGAATATGGATATAGTCGCTGACTATGTGGACTCTACCAGATATGGTCACAATCCGTTCTATGTGACCTTCACTGATCCTGATCTGAATATGTTGGAGGCATTCAAGGAACAGGTAGTAGATAGGTGTGGTAAGAGTATATTAGAAGAGAGTTTTGTAATAGACACAGTCCACTACAATGCGCTGAAAGGAGACGACGATGCTGAATGACGACACCATCTGCGAGTGCGGGCTGCTGGCGCCGGACAAACCGGATTATGGGAAAGCGCTTGCGCCGACAATCAAAAGCCGCCGGAGATTGGCTCCGGCAAGTAGGCGAGACTCCCTTCGGAGGCTTGACATGGTGACTGATATTGGAGGGCGATTGTATGCGATGCGTGTCGCCAACGGCATGTCGCAGGCCGAGGCGGCTCGCAGGGTCGGCGTGAGCCTGGACTTGCTTGCAATGTGGGAGACGGGGAAATCAACGCCGCGCCCGGCAACCCTGGCGAAAATTGAGCAGTTCCTGCCAGTGGTCGTCCCCGAGGCCGTCCGCGCCGGACAGCGCCCGCTCTGGGGTGACGCGGGCGCACGAGGCACTGACTGAGACGGATACACTTTCCCAGAGAGGAGCACAGGATGACGCAGCAAGAATGTCTGGCGGCGCTCTCCAAGGGCAAGATCGTTCGGGTGATGTGTGATGGGCTTTACCGGATGCTCGACAGGCGGTTGGAGTTTCGCCTCGAATGGGGGGTATGGGAGACGGCAGCCGCCTGGCCCGACATTGATGCGCTTCCCAACGCCGAGATTATGTGGAAGTGTGACTGCGGCGCGTTCGTGCCCGAGGGCAAGGAGTGCTCCGTGTGCCATCCCCCCGCCCCGCCGTCCGCGTTGAGCTTCGCGATGTGGGCAAGAGTGCCGGTGAATACGGGTGGCTGTAGTCCTGTTCTGTATCAGGATCACGCTGGCAATCACCGCTCCCCGGAATTCCTGTCATTCGCTGAGGTGAATGGCGCGCTTTGGGTTCTCGACGGCTGGCAACACGAGGGGCAGAATGGTCTTCGGCCGAGCGTGCTCATGTGGGTAAGGCCCAACGGAGGATTGTATCTCACGGCATGGGCGCCGGGCATGACAGAGTCGATCGCCACCCATGCGGCCATGCGCCGCAATAACCCACGCCATCAAGAAGGGTAGGGAGGCCCGCGCGACAGGCAACATGCTCCTTACGCAGTGCTTCGCAGAGCTGGAACGGCATGGACTTTGGAATGGATAATCGGAGGAGAACTGCATGGCGAACAAAGGAACCCCGTTTGAGCGAGAGGTCTGCAAAACCCTAAGCCTCTGGTGGACTGGCCAGGAACGAGACGATGTATTCTGGCGCACAGACACGAGCGGGGGTCGAGCAAAATCCAGGATGAAAGCTGGCAAGGAAACCTTCGGCCAGTATGGTGACGTCCAGGCAAGCGACCCCATCGGCCAGCCCCTCATTGACCTCTGCACCATCGAACTCAAGCGAGGATACAACAGGACTTCTATTATGGATATGCTTGACGCCAAGGATCACGCAGCCCAGCAGCAATGGGACGCCTGGATCGAGAAACTCCTTGTGGATCACGTAGCTGCGGGCACGCAGTTCTGGATGCTGATATGGAGGAGGGACAGGAGAGCGCCGCTACTTTTCCTTCCCCATCCACTGTTCGTCCTGTTCAGCCTGCGGGGCCTTGCAAAGGTATTCCGTATGCGGTTGCTCCTGAAGGACGGCACTTCCATGGCCTGCTGTGCTATGTTGTTCGAGACCTTTCTGGAACACGTCACGCCGAAGGCTGTCCTGGACCTGGTCGAGGTGGCCTTTTGATTAGGGGAAGATCGTGCCGCTGCAGCGAATAAGCCTGAAGAACTTCCAAGTGCACGGGAGCCTCACCCTCGAACTCTCCCCTACAATCACCGTTCTCCTCGGCCCCACGGATGTAGGGAAGTCTTCAGTTATCCGGGCGCTAAAATGGCTGACGACGAACCGGCCGGCTGGCATGGCCTTCCTCCGGACTGGCGAGGAGGAGGTCAAGGTCGAAGTCGAGGACGACAAAAAGAACATAATGGCTCGTCGTCGGAGCGCAAGCGTAAACGCATATGAAATCAACGGTCGAACATTAGAAGCTTTCAGGAGCGACGTGCCCGAGGATGTCCAGCATATCCTCGCGCTTGGCGACGTCAATTTCCAGGACCAGCGCGACCTTCCGTTCTGGTTCTCGGAATCGGCAGGCGAGGTATCCCGAAGGCTGAATGAGATTGTAGACCTCGGCGCCATCGACGGGATCCTGGCATGGCTGAAGAACGAGCACACACGATGTCGGGCAGAACAGAGCGTAGTCCAGGAACGCCTGGCAAAACTGGACGAGGAGCGCCGCAAACTCCGTCACGTTCGGCAACTCGACGCCGATTTCCGGAGGCTAAAGCGGTTTGAGCGCAAGGCATCGTCAGCGGCTCTATTACGGGCAGGGCTGGCCTCGGCTGTTGAGACGTCTCATGCCCAAGGCCACTGGCTGAAATCCCTACGACAGCTCCAGAAAGACGCGTCAGTGACACGAGATCAGGGCAGCTGTTGGAGAAACTGCAGAAACATGGTTGAAGCCCTGAATGAGGTCACAAGTGAGCTCCAGACGCTCTCACATCTCGCCCAGCAACCTCTTCCTGACACCGCACCGCTTGAACAGCTGGCAAGAGGGTGGGGCGTGAGTCGAAAACGGACGCGGGAATTGGGGCGCCTCATGCACGAGATGAGAGAACGGGCAGCAGGAACCATTCATCTACGTGAGCAGGCAAAACAAGCCCAGACAAAACTCGAAGCCAAGATGGGAAAGGTGTGTCCACTATGCGGGAAAAGCCTCCAGTAATTGCGATTTTATGTGCCGACCTTCACCTGAGCGATCGCCCTCCAATTGCCAGGGCTGGTGAGCCGGACTGGTATCATGCAATGGCACGCCCACTACGTCAGCTCTCACGTATCCAGCAGCAGGAAAGCTGGCCAGGAACAGTGCCGATTCTGTGTGCGGGTGACGTGTTCGACTACTGGCGTAGTGTCCCCGGCCTTATCAACTTTGCGGTCCACAACCTGCCCGGGGACACATACGCTATTCCCGGGCAGCACGACTTACCGTTCCATGATCTGGAAGAGATCAAACGCTCCGCCTACCGCACCCTCGCCCACACTCCGGTCCTCGTCGATCTAAGCCGCTACAGACATCCACATCCATTCCTCCTCAATAACACGCTTGCTCTGCATGGCTTCAGCTGGGGGCAACCCTTCCTGCCCCTGCAGGAGAAGCTGAAGGGATTTATCCACGTTGCGATTGTCCATTCCTTCGTCTGGATCAAAGGCAGGAGTTACAAGGGGGCGCCCCAGACCGGAAGGCTTCGGGCCTTGCGCGAGACAATAAAAAGCTATGATGTCGTAGTGTTCGGGGACAATCATCAGGGCTTCAAGGCACGTTGCGGAGGAACTCCTGTCTTCAACTGCGGGTCTTTCATGCGGCGATGTTCGGACGAGATCAACTACCGCCCTCGTGTAGGCCTACTGCGAGGAGACAAGAGCATCGAGACCGTATTCCTCGACACGAGCAAGGAAGTCATTGGGGAGGGGACAAAGAACGCCTTTGTCCCGCAGGAAGGGGGTTTCGAGGCTTTGCTTGCGGAAGTAGACGAGACGGCCGAAACAGCCGTGGATTTTGTGCAATGGCTACAGCGTGCGGCCGAGGAAACCTCCCGCCCGGGCGTGCGCAAGGTAATCCTGGAAGCGATTGAACAGGAGAGAAAGAAACGTGGCTGACCTGGAAGATGTGATGGAGCTCAAGACGATGGTCGGGCGCCTCCAACGTCAGGTGGACCAGGCACAGGGACGCCTCGACAGCCAGACCCAGCGTCTACAGGACGAGTTCGGATGTGCCACACTGAAAGAGGCCGAGGTGCTACTGGACAAGCTCAGCAAAGACGAGGTCAGGGCCAAGGCACAGTTCGAAAAGGCATTCAAAGCCTTCGAGTTGAAGTGGGGCAACGTGATACAGGAGATCGAGGCCGATGGAACTTGACGCCATAGCTCGAGTCATTGAGCGACAGAAGGAGAAACTTGCGCTCGTCCGCAAGCAGCGTCAAAGCGAACGCACGGCCATCTCCACCCTCGAGGGTAGGCTCGACAACATCAGGACGGCGCAGGAGCTCGCGCAAGACGTTGCTCAAAAGGTGCAGCAACAGGTCCACGAGCAGGTAGCACGCATGGTCTCACATAGCCTGGCTGCTGTATTCGAGGACCCATACACCTTCCGGATTGTATTCGAGCAAAAGCGCGGACGGACCGAGGCACGACTGATCTTCGAGCGCGACGGGATCGAAGTGGATCCCATGTATGCTGCCGGCGGAGGGGTAGTGGACGTGGCAGCGTTTGCTTTGCGCCTCTCGTGCCTGCTTCGCACACGCCCGCCTGTGCGCAGGCTGCTGGTGCTGGACGAACCTTTCAAGTTTGTCTCGGCTGAATATCGGGACCGTATCCGAAAGCTCCTGGAGACGCTCAGCAAAGAGAAGGGCGTCCAGATCCTCATGGTCACCCATATCCCCGAACTGCGCACGGGGAAGGTGATAGAGCTGGGTAAAGTCGGGGGCTGACACAGCAGATTATTCCCTGAGGCCCTTCACCATCTTTTCCGTCTCCTTGGACATTCGTCCGCCAAGGTGATCCTTGAGCTTCTCAGCAGTGGCCGGGTCGTCCTTCTTCAACTCGTCAATCAGGCCCACCATTTCCTGGAAGCCCCGCCGAGCTCGACGCCAGAGGAACGCAAGCACCGACGATCCACCCGCCCCCATTACAACCACTACCACCAACCCCGCGACGAGTAGGAAGAATGCTGTGCGTAGGATGCCCGACGAGATTTTCCACCCCGTCTCGACGGGCGTGCTTCGGTGACTCTCATATTCCTCCCACCACTCCTCAGCCCTTTCCCGCTCCCTGCCAATGGTGCTGTGCATGATCTTGACCAGTCGATCCACCTCCTTCGACCGAACATCCCTGGCCACGGGCATGGGGACGACTTCGGCAGGCTCACCCAACGGAGCACGAGCCGCGCTTATCGCATTCACCATCTGATCCACTTGTGGGTTACCCGATTCCGCCCCCTCATAATAAGTCCTGCGAGCTTCCTCCTCGGACCACTGCAGGAGCGCCGCCTGCATCTCAGCGATTGACGGATCCTGGCGCAGCGGTGCCGGACTCGGCGGCGGCGCTTTCTTGCTGAAGCTGAACAGCGAACCGCAACCCATCATTGACATCACGAGTAGCGGCAATAGAATGCTCTCTACCAACCTTGTGTGTCTCATCATCCCCAACCTCCTTAGATCAACTCGCCAGCCAGCACGGGAGCGTCCGGGACATTCGCATCTGGCGTGGCATTGTAGGTGTCCTCATTATCCGTCTCGTAACCATCCGGCGAGGCCGCAGTGGCAATCCTTACGCCGAACAGGTATGCCTGCTCGTCTACAAGTGCCTCGCTCGTCCACGTCCACCAGTTCGCCCTTGTGGGGCTACTCATAGAAGCGGTAGCCTTCGGTGCGCTCCAGTCCACTGTCCCCGTTCCGTCATCCCAATACACCCGCCCCTCATACGCCGCACCGCCTCCGCCACTTTCCTGAGTAGGATCGTAGTAAAAGCTTACCTTCACCTTCCCATCGGCCACAGCTTCTGCACGGACAATGCGGGGCTCCACAGGAAGGGCGGTAATGAGGACACCATCGCAACCTACAAAAACCTTCAGCATCTGCAGAATGTTCGCCTCCTCATTCCCGTCCGTGTCCACAGCCCTAAGGAGGAAAGTATGCGTGCCGGCTTGGATAGGGGTGATCTCAAGTTGATAGGATTCTCCGGTGGGTTGTGCAAGAGGAGAATCATTATTGGGATCAATCGGAGCGTTACGCGAATGGTAGAGATTGTAGTGGTCAACATCAGCAGATTCGCTGGCGGTCCAGGAGAAGTCAAGCGTGACAGAGGTTGCGTAGCTGGCAGCTGCAGTGAGGGAACTCACCGCTGCGATGGTGCCGGAGGCCTCGACAATGACGCCGCCCCCCTGGAGGTCGAGGTCCTCGACCTGGAAATAGGTGGTATCGTTGTCGCCGTTGTTATCGCTGTTCGCAACATTGACATAGCGGAACGTGCGCCCCGCGTCAATGGTCACGCTCGCACTGCCCACCAGGTCCGTCCGCGCTTCATCGGTGTAAGCATAGCCCGTCACCGTGGCGCCGTTGCGGTCGAGCGTGAACCAGTACCAGGTGTTCAGCGCGCAGCCGACGAGCGTGTCGCTCTCGTTACCCTCGAAGTCCTCGAGAGTGACGTTGAACACCGACGTCTCGCGCGCCCGCAGGCCGACGGCCTCGCGGTCGTTGACGAGCCAGTCGCGCATGTCCGACACGATATTCGTCGCCGCGACCAGCACGGCAAACGAGCCGGTGCCCGTCGTCGCCATGTAAGCCTTGAAGAGATATTCGAAATCTGCTATTGTCCCCGCGCCCTGATCGTCGCTGACCCACGCGTCCTCATCCTCCGTGAGCCCGGCGATGTCAAGCGCGGTGCTCGATGCTGTGAGCAGTGCGCCGGTGCCCGACAGCTTGAGGTGCGGCAGCAGGTTCTCCGTCGTGCCGCCCCCGTCGAGGCTGTAGTCCTTCATTGACGCGCTTACAATGGCCGCGTCGCCATCATTCTCGGAGTTGGCGGGGAAGAAGTACCGGTAAGAATCCACCGGGATGGTAATGCCCAAGGTGTCCACCAGGACGGTGTGCGCCTCGTCGCTGTAGATCTCCATCGTGGCGCTGGTGCCCGCCCGCGTCACGATGGCATAATACCACGTGTCCTCAGTCAGCCCGGTGTAATTGTCCTGCGTCGGGGTAGTCGTCTCCCAGAAGTAAATCCGCCAGGCGCTGGCCGTCCAGTAGAGCCGCGCGAACAACGCCTCATCGCTGTTGTCCCTCCAGCCCTTGGTGTCGTCAACGACATTCGCCAGGCCCCATACACTCACCGTCCCCCTGCCCGTCTTCCCATCCGCTCGGAAAGCGAAGTGGTGGACAAAATTGCCAAAATGCGCCGCGCCCTTGTCGATCCACACACGGGCGTCCACGAGCCGCGAGAGGTCCACGACACCGATCTCGTCCACAGTGACGGTGAACTCATTCCACTTGTGGATGTATGTACCAGCAGTGAGGTCCTCGGCCATCAGATTTCCCTTCTCAGCGCGACATCCGACAATGCACGCACCCCTGCCTCGACCACAACTGATCGGGGCTCTTCAGGCTCGACCTCGCCCGCCGCCAACTGAGGGTTGACCTTCCGCCGGAGGTCTGACCGCTCCAGCGACGCATCTCGCAGCAACGGCAGGAGCCGTGCCCGGTGCGCCTTGGCCTCTGGGCTCGTGTCCCCCGCGCGCGCGTTGTGCTCCCGGCGCAGTGCCTCGCACTTGGCCGCCGCGCGCCGCAACGCCTTCTCAGGCACACTTAGTGTTACTACTATTTCCCGCATTACTCAGCCTCCGCTACAGCAAAATTGCTCGGCGGTTCGGGCGCCGATTCTACCGTTAGGCTCACCACGGCCGACGCGGCCGTGTCCCCCTCATCATCCTCAGCCAAGACCTTGTAATCATAGTCCGCGTCCTCAAGGACCGAACTGGCGTAGGTTAGATCGTCCCCCACATCCGCTTTTATCGTCGCCACCAGTTCCCAATCCCCTCCATCCACACGCCGCCACACCTGGCTCTTTGCAGACGTTGCTGTCCAGTCCAAGGATACCTTGTCAAGCGGGGTTGTAATCGTCCTTGGCGGCTCGTCCCAGATGTCTATGTATTGCCGGATCTCAACATCCGCCGGCACATTCATCTCACCCCCAACGACCCTGTTGAAGAGGACCCCGTCAAACCGGACCTCGACCTCCTCCAACAGGTCTGTAATGTCCCAACTAATCCGACGCTTCTCCTCCCCTGCCTCATCAACATACACCTCGAGCAGAGGCCACCAAAATCTTACCGCTACTGGCTCGCTGAACGTGCTCACTCCCGCAATCGTCCCTGACGCCTTGCGCAAGACGCCTGCGGCAGCTTCTACGGCGCTCACTCCCGCAATCGTCCCTGACGCCTTGCGCAAGACGCCTGCGGCAGCTTCTACGGCGCTTGCTGCCGCAATCGTGCCCGTAGCCGCTCTTATACGCAATGGGGTAGCGCTAAGGGCCCCAGCGCCTACAATAAGGCCGCTGGCCGCGACTTCCGCCATGTATCCACCTCATTATGTCAGGGTGACTTCCGCGTTTCCCGCATCGAGCTTGAGCTGGTCGCCGCTGCCGATCACCTTGCTCTCATCCAAGGCGCCGCTGCCCAAGAAGTTTCCACCGGAGCTGTCATCATAGAGGGCCCAGTAAGTAATGGTCCCCCAACTCCCTGTGGCTTCCGGGAACGTGATGGCATTGGCATTGCTCGTCAAGCCAGCCGCTGCCGCGTTCCAGTCCGCAGGGGCCGTAGAGACACGGGCATAGCTCCCTCCAGACGGCTCTGCGATACTGCCACCGGCCTCACCGGGGTCCGCCGTGCTGAGGGCCACATAAATGTTCGCAGGCGCCGGGTAGGCCGCCTTGTCAAAGACGTGATCGAGAATCTTATTCTCCCAGTAATCTCCAAAACTCATTTCACAACTCCTTCCTTAGTGTCACTGCTCCTTGCCATCAACGATGGCGTCCGAAGGATCAACGATGATACGAGGCCAGTAGGTCGCGTGGTCGAGGGCGCTGTAGTCCAAGCCGGTGTAGATGTTCCCGAGGCAGGCGTCCACGTAATCACTATAGTAGCCACCGGCGACAACGCGCAAAGCAAACCCATAAATGGGAATGGGGGAGAACAACCGGACCCGGGTCAACGCCCACGTTTTGGAATAGACGCTCCCGCCCCCGGCGCGGACATAAAGGTAATCCGCGGTCGCTCCCGGGGCCCAGTATGCTGTTGCGCTTGGCTGGCCCACGCCAACGCTTTCCGTCGTCAGAGCCAGGACATCCGCCCATGCGGAAACGTCCGCCAGATCAAACGCCTCTTTGATGATATAAGCGGTGGCCTCGCCCCACACCGATTCCTGCGCGACCATCCCTCCCGTTGCCCAGGATGAAGCAAAGATAGCGACAAGTGGGCCATAACTCGGCCTCGGCGGGTGCGCAAAATACGGGACCACCCCTCCAGCCACCTTGAGCATCCTGGCGGTTAGTGGGGAGGCATATCGGAAAAGGGCAAAGCGCGAGCCGGTCTCTGTTGCCGTGCCCGGATCGTAGCGGGAGCACACGTCCCCACACGCGGGCGGCGTGCCTGCTTCAACCATCTTGTAGGTCGCCGGGTAATAGGCGGTCAGTGCATCCGGAGTATTATGGTCGCTAAAAAAACATACAACGACTCCGTCCAATGTGCCCCGCGCTACGGACAGGATAACCTCGGACGCATCTTCCTCTGCCACACCAACCCAGTTGCCGTCACGCGGACCAATATTATCCCCCGGCACCACCCCCGCGCACGTCACTTCCCACGGCCCTCCAGACAAGGCCACACGACCATAGCTCCCGGACTTAATTGGTGTGGTCAGGATCCCATACACCCCGACGCCCGCCGCGTCTCCAGGCTTTGTGATCTCGACCTGGGCCACGGAATCCCCAACAGCGCAGAGCTCGCATATTCCACGCCAGGGCGCCTTCTCCGCATGGACGTTTCGGGCAACGACCTCACCCGCCCTTAGAGCTCCCTTGAGAGGCCGCGCTTTTGCCCCTGGCTGACCCTCCCGTGTATGCTGTGTAAGGTCCATCAACGCATTCCACGCATCGGGCTGGATGGTCATACGGTCGCCTGTCTGGACACGCCGGAATGAATCGCCTCCTGCCATCGGTTAGCTCCCTATGCCAAGCAAGGAGAAGTCCTCATATTCGTAGACCTGCTCAATGTGGACGGACGTGGGCTTCTGTCTCCAATACCCTGTCACAGCATCTTCATCATCCTCAAACTGGACCCACAAGTATTGCCAGCCTTCCTTCTCGATCCCCGTGATGTCGCCTATGGTAATGTTCGTCCGATTCTCCACAAGCGCAAAGCGGAATGATATTTCCCAATCCGCATTCTCCCCGCGCCAGGAACCTGACGCTCCAAGGAATAAACATTCCCCCTTCGCCGCACCTCGCCATGCTGCGTTATTGACCTTGCCCGTCAAGTCCTTTAGCAACCGCCTGTAATCGCTTGTGACAAGGTTGGAATCGAGGTAATGTGTCTCGCTATATTCGTAGACAGCCATCTGGATATCACACCCTTGGACGCCATCCTTACTCACACCGATGGCGCCAAGATAATCTGTTGCCGTCTCACCCACTTCAGCATACCTATGCGGAGTGGCAAGGCTTTGTGTGATATGCTCAGTGCGGCCGGCGGTGCTGAAGTTGACGACCTTGTCCCCCGTTGCCGGCTGCCGCTGCCGTCGTCGATACGCTACCGTTCCTTCCCACACACAGTCCGCCGCAGGAATACTTGACAACACCTTGACCGCTGTCACATTGCCGCCCGCCAGCACGAGCACATCCGTTCCCGAATCCAGCGTGCTTGGGGCTTCCGCAAGGAGAGCGTTCTTGGCAGCAACCGGATTGGCTGTGCCTCGGATCAGGTACTCCTGAGTAGCGCCCGCACGGTCTCCGGTTCCTATGTTCTGATCCGGCTTCTGTTCAACAGTGATTGCCATATCATTCTGCTCCAAACATCCAGGCCCAATTCACTTCTCCGCTCTTCATCATCGACTCAAGAGCACCTGCCGTCCGCTCTGTTGCGTTTGCCGTCCGCTCCTCCGCGCGGTTCGTTCCGACAATGGCTTCGATACGTGCGCTGGCGAATGTGCCTGCAGCCTCCTGTCCAAAGCCGGTCTCCTCCCCGCGCGCCTCCTGCAACCTTGCATAAGCCGCATCTACCGCACGAGCATGGACCATCTGCGAGACTGCACCGGAGTCCACCAGTGCTCCCAATTTCTCCACCTCAGCGGTGTAGACTTCGAGGGGGCCTCGCATCTGCTCTGTTATCCGTCGCCCCTCGGCCATCATTGCTCCCTGTCTACGCCGCTCATCCAGCAGCCGCTGCCGCTCCGCAGGATCGACCCCGCTCCCCCCTGCATCCTCGGGAGCCTTTCCTTCCCGCGCCAAGTTCATCTTCTCCAAGTAGCCAGCATACAATTGTTCCTGGGCTGCGTCCATCAGCTGCACGTATGCCGCATGCTTGCCCATCCGTGTTGCGGCCTTCCCAGCAAACTCCGCCTCAAGGCCCTCCACGTCCTGCTTATATCCCTCGACCTTATCGAGAAAGGGGTCCATAAAGGTTTCGGTCGCTTTGAACTCAAACTCAGGAATGTAAATCTTCGGGATCTTATTGATCCCACGGATCAACCTATTCACACCTGACATCATAAAGTCCAGCGCTGCACTAAACGAACCAACGATCACACCAATAAGGGAGACGAACCCAACCTTCAGATAAACATAACCCTTCCTCATTCCGATGATGAACCCGTCCCAATCGGTCAGCATCGACGTGGTGAATCCTGACCACATCTTCCCCAACTCCAACCACATTCCTATCAATTGTGTAGTGAAGCTGACGCCAGATACACGGATCTTTGTAAAGGCCTCCCCAACCCACTGCAGCGCAGGCAAGAGAGACTCGCCCAATTCCGATACCACATTTCCCAGCGACGCTCGCATCTGCTTCAAGCCAAAGCTGGTCGTCTTTGTAATCTTGTCAAAGGCCTCCTGCCTCATACCCGCCGAGTTCAGCATTATGGCATAGTCTTCCGCAAACCCCTCAGTATTCTGGAGGGCTGCAGCAAAGCCCTTCATCCCCCGGATACTCGGACTGATGGCTGCCAGTTGTTCAACGGAGGCGCTGCTCATGCGCTGCATAATCCCGACAAGCCCCTCCTCACGCAGGGCCAAGGTATTGAGTTCAAAGCCAAGTTCTCTTGCGGCCGCAATCCCGTCCTCAGTAGGATTCAAAAACGCTCTCAACATTCCATTCAATGCTGTCACGCTCTCATTGGTGTTGATCCCGGCCCGGGTCATCGTCGCCATGGCCGCACCCACCTCCTCCAGCTTCAGCCCAGCAATAGCCGCAGTAGACATCACACGCCCGATGCTGGGAGCCAACTCGGCGAAGGTAGTCTTGCCACGCTTTACAATGGCGAACATTACATCGCTCACCCGGCCGGCCTCGCTCACTTTCATAGAGTAAGCATTGAGAATAGTTGTGATGGCGTCAGCTGCTACACCCGTATCCGTTAGGCCTGCAACCGCTGCCTTGGCTGAGATATCGAGAACGCCAAGGGCCTGGCCAGCCGGCACGCTCGCGCTGAGAATATCGTAGAGCCCCTTGCTCAGGCTCTCGGTCGACTCGCCGAACTGCTCCGCCATGTTCCTCAGTGCGATCTTGTAACCCGGGAGGACTTTCATTGCCCCGGCATCCAGCATCGTGGATACCCGGGCAAGCTGATCCTCCATCTTCATCGAGTGCCGCGCAGCCACCAGGCCTACAACACCAATCGCCGCGAAGGCGGCCGTATAGCGGAGCAGGGATCCTGCCGCCACCTTCGCAGTGCTCCCCATGCTTTTGACTTGCATAGTAGACTGGGTCATTGCCCGCTTGAACTGAGCGGAACGGGCTTTCAACATTAGGCTCAATGTGCCCAGGTTGGCCATGGCATTCTTACCCTCATTTTGAGGCGTTCGATCCTGCGGCTTCTGCTATCGCTTCCAAAATCCTCCTCATGTCCTCGGGGGACTGTTCCTCGTGCAGCTCCGAGGGTATATGGATCCAATCCTTAGGCCGCGCTTTCTTCGATCCTTTCGCGGACCACAGATTGATGAGTGGAGCTGCAATCGTGCCGGCCCTGAAGTCGGCACGCTCGTCTCCGAATGGACACAAAGCATCATAGGCCATCCATTCCTGGAACTCTCGGGAACTCATGCCTTGAAGCATGTCCGCAACGCTACGGGCGCCGAGGGCCAACGCTAACTTGAAGGCGAATCTTCGCCCTGGGCGCTCAATGAGTTTCCCGTCAGGTCCTCGAGATCCTCTATTGACATGCCGCTCAGGCGGTGCGCCACCTGGACAATCCGATCCAGTGCAGCTGCGGGCGTCTTGCCCAGGGCGTCTGCATCACGGTCGGAGAAGACTCGATTGCCAGCCTCGTCCACAACACACTTCACGCAGAGCCTGGCCTTGGCATTCATAAAGGCCGGAACGAGCTGCTGGCGCCGACCGGAACCTTTCGCCCGGAGCAGGCTCTGCTCATACTCGTCCCGCTCGAAGGCGGTCAGCCCGCGCACCCATACTTGCGCATCCTCCCCGAGCTCGGGAACGTCCACAAGCTCGCGGTTCAGAGTTGTCTTGGCAAGAATTTCATCTCTTCCCAGAATACCCATCTGGCCCCATCCTTTCAGACACGAGGAAACGCGGATACGTCATCAACCGCTCGACGCGGTAAACTCAGGCACCCCACTCAGCTTCAGCGAGGCGGACGAGAGGATCTTATCATCCATCGGGATCTCGGCCCCCAACCCTTTCAGGAAGCCATCAACGACGAAGGTTGAACTGTCCGGCAGCGTGATCGTCCACGCCTCGACGGTCCCGCCCAGAATTCCCAGCATGGTGCTGAATTGGGACTTCTCGTAGAGCAGGTCGAGCGTGAGCGCGCCCGCATCTTTCAGGCCCGCGATGAACTCACGCCAGCCACTCGTGCTCGCCATGGTGGTGACATCGAGTTCAGGCACGTCCATGCCGTCGATCCCGATACGGGTAATCTCGACAATGACGCCGCTCACCGCTCCACTCAACGTAGTGCCAAACCCACTGATTCCATTACTCATCTTACTCTCCTTCCAGTCTTATCAAACCGTTTAGGGTGACCAGACTCCGTCGCTTTGTTCCAGGCTCCAGCCCTAAGGCAATCGGAGGCGCGTCTTGTGAGATGGACTCGATTTTGTAAGAGTCATCTCCAATGGTGACCACCGCATTATGTGCGGTCTCGAAAAGGTCCGCAACAGCAGTAATTTTGACCCAGCCCGCGTTGTAACTCAGCGCCCGCACCTTCACCTGATATCCATAGCGCTGTGTGTTTTCTCCGCTTAGAAGCCGTTCCTCCTGGACGCCCGCGGTGTCGTAGACGGCACCACAATCATGCTCAACGCCGCCTCCATCAGGCATAGAGCTCACAAAAACAGGCCACGAGGCTCCAGCATCGTAGGCGGTAAAGAGACCCTCGTCCTTCAGCAGTGCCGCGAGGATTTCAGCAGGGCTATGATCCATTAGACCCCTGCCTCCTTCCGCACAATCTCAACCATCTGCTTTCCGTAAAGGCGGGCCGGCTTTTCGAGGAACTTTGCTACCCTGCCCGGAGCGTGGGTGGCATCAAGATTCTCATGGACGAACACGGCATAGTTAGCGCTATATCCCACCGCCACTACGGTATTCTCGTTCTCCCCCGTCGCCCCCACAAACCAGGATGCTCTGAGGTTCCCTGTGTCCACTGGGACGACCTTCATGGATTCCCGAATCAGGAACAGCCCGGCCTTCTTCAGCCCATCCCCTATCCCCTTGCGGACCTTTGCACGCTGCTTCCGCAAGTTCGCCAAGACCCTTGGGATTCCCAAGACTCGCATGGTAATACCGTCCGCCATTGCTGCACCTCACAAGAAAGCGATCCGCAGAAACTCGGTAGCCTTGAGATTCCCAATCTTCCTGAACGCTCGAATCTCCCACGCGCCGTCCTCTTCCTTGGGATCATCCGCGAATCCACTGGCCTCGGCCTCCGTCAATGTTCCAAGCATCAGCACCCCACCCAGCTCCACGTCGGACTCGATAAAAACCTTGGCCCTGCTCACCTGCCGTGTGCCATCCGGCGCTACAAACTCCTCGTTTACCTCGTCCCACCGACACTTCAGTTGCACCGGATCTATCACCACCGGCTTACCGAAGGCGTCAAACTCAGTCACGGAACTTGGCGCCCAGTAGACAGCCGTCTGCTTTTGGATCTTGGTAATGATGCTCACGACAAGTCGCTCCCAAGCCAAGTCATGGACCCTTCTACAATCCTGATACCCTTGTCGGCTTTGCGCAGATTGCCCGCCGTATCTATCCGCATAGCCATCTGTCCGTAATGCGTAACATTGAGCCCAAGATCCACCTTGCTCTGATACTTGACCGAGGGCCCTCCACTAATGCCTTCGCTTGCCGGCCTCGTGTCCCGGATGGCGACGAAATGGGCAGCCAGCCACAGCTCAATCCTTTTTAGCTTTGCTGCAACATAGCTGCTGCTACTACACAGGTCCGTTACCAGATTGGAGGCAGCGTCGATGAATGGATTGAGGTTGGTGATGGAAACATCCACCTCAATGATTTCCTTCACCTCATCCGCTGTTACACGTGCCGCCATTGCCTACCTCCAGTCTCAGTTGAGAAGCTGAAGAAGCTTTGCGAACCCCACCGACAATCCGCTACCCACTATTGCCGCACCCAAAACCAGACCGATGAGCACCCCCTTGCCTTGCATCATGTTCGGGCAGTTCTCCGCATGATGCTCAACCACCTTCCGCATCCCCTCCTGCGTCTGCTCTGCCATCTCCGCAATTGCAGCCGTGACAATTGCCCGCACCCATTCACGATCCTGTTCCGAAAGGGCCATTTTCCAATCCTCATTATCTTGGGATGCCAGCCGCTGAGGCGAAGTGCTCACACAAGGCCTCCTTGGAGAAGTGGTGGAGGTCGCTATCATCCGTCACGTTGACCACCCGTCGTCCTGGGAAGATTTTGGGCAGGGCTTCCGCCAAGTAATCAAACCCCCTAAGGAAGCGTTGGAAGACATCCTCCTTCGGCTTGAAACAGGATTTATCATGCCAATTGTTCTCCCCATCCTGGAGCCTCATATCAAAGCCCAATAGGTAGACACATTGGGCCCCGAACAGAAGGGCAAGATTGATTGCTGCCGCGCCTGTGTTCCCGTTCCAGGCCAGCGTGTTCTTCACGCCCAGGCCCCTGGGTTGACGACACATCTTTCCCAACCAAGGACGGGAGCCATCATCACGAGCAACGAGGCTTGGAAGGCATGTAACTACCAGGCCGTCGAATGCTTCCAATTCCTTCTCGTATGTGTCCAAGAACACCCGGTCGCCGAAGAGCAGAACATCGACGATTCCAGGGGGAAGCAGAAAGACGGCGTTGCATCCAATCACATGCTCATGCTCAAGCAGTGACCAATCGAAGGAGCGTAAGGAAGGCCCGCCCCCAATAATGTAGCAGGCCTTCCCGTTCCACATAGGACTGGGCGTCCATGGGGTTTCCACACGCTACTCCAGATCGAGGATGAAACCGTCCACCTCGGACCGTTTCATCCCCGTCTTGTTCAGGGGCTTCGCCGAAGCGTCCTTACCAAGATCGTAGACGTAATAATACTTCCCACGCCTGAAGACCCCAAGATCGGCGTCCATTGCGAGCGGGAAGCTCGCTGTGCGCCTGAGACCGCGTTTGTCGCGCCTTTTCCCCGCCTTCGCTGGCCTCTGGGCCGCTTGCCCGTGGTCTTGCCCATCGGCAGGCGTCGGCTCAGCGTGGGGCGGTATAGGGACGCTAACGGGAATGACCGGCTCTGGACGGGAGGAGGGCGAAACGGGGGGCTCGCCCTCCTCCTTTTGCGCGCCGGCTTGGGCAACCTTCGGCACGGCCTTCGGGACAACCTTCGGCACGGCCTTCGGGACAACCTTCGGCACGGCCTTCGGGACAACCTTCGGCACGGCCTTCGGGACAACCTTCGGCACGGCCTTCGGGACAACCTCGAAACGCTCCGGGAAGGCTCGCATGAGGTCACCGTCGGATTCGACGATATCGCCTCGCACGTAGTTCTTCCCGGCCCTGTCCTGATGTCTGCTACCGAGTAGTCTGAATCGCCCCATTGTCTCATCCCTCCTTGTGTAGCATTGAGTAGACTACGCTCAACCGTCCACGTCAGCCGTTGACACCGTCTTACTCGTCAACGCTACCGTAAACGATGCCAGTGTTGCTGTTCTGGTCCGTGCGCAGTTGCGGGACCAAAATGGCCATGACCTTGAAGTTCTGCTGCAGGCCACCTCGGGATTCCCACTGCACCGTGGTGATCTCCATGCCGACCACGATCCGGACCACGTCAGCTGTCATCTGGACCAGCACCAACGAGTAGTCCGTCAGGTAGTCAAGCGTTGAGACACCCTCGATGCCCTGAACCTTCGCGAGCCGTTCGCGAAGCGTATTGTCGCCCTTGGACGCGGAGTAATCATCGTCCATGTAGACGTCCCAGTTGGGCGAGCAGTAGAGCATCCACGGCCCGTAGTGGAAAGCGTCCTGAGACTGGAGCCGCATCTGCAGCACTTCCTGAACGGTCGTTGCCGGCGTCCAGGCTACAGCAGTGGGACTCGTGAGGGACCTCGAGAGGGCGTTCGGATAATTGACGTATCCGTAAATGGTCCCGCCGCCGAAGGCGTAGGAACTCGCGACGCCCAAAAGCAGTTGCTCCGCCATCTCTGCAACCCTGCGAGCAGCCAGTTCGGCCGTCGTGGTGTCGAGGGGGCTGCCCCCATTCCGACTGGCTGCAATCTGCCTTGCCGAATACTGGAAATCCTTGTGGATGATCGGCAGGGGCAGGTTGACCAGATCGAACTGCGGACGGTCACCTTCGGATTCCCGCAAGCCATCCATGCTAATGATGGCAGCGGAGATATCCGACTGGTTCTCCGTCTCGAGGACCGTCTTGCCCATCCCGTTGGGAATTGCGAAGCTCAGCCCACGGCTGCGCAGATCGGCAACGGCACGCAGACGGGGCTTCGCTGCCTTCACGATGGCATCGTCCAGGATCTTCCAGTCATCCTTCCGCAGCGTCGCTGTTGCATTGGCGATAGGAATGGCGCTGGGGATGCCGTTCTGGGTGAGCGTAACATACGTCCGCCCATCCAGTCCCGTGTAGGGACGAAGGGCACCCACGTCGAAGTTGTGGGCCAGCAGGGTCTCCGCAACATTCCCGCTCGGCCGTCCGTTGAGGATGAAATCCATCTTTGTTCTCCTTACGTTTGAGTCCATGCGAAAGTCTCGCCTCATGCTCGATCACACAACCTGGTGACCGCTTACACGACACGGACCTTGGCACAGGTATCGCTTGTCCCACTTGCGCTCAGGTCGATGGCCTCCCTGGCGTTCGCGATGATCTGCTGAATGGTGGTGCCGGACGAAACGCTACCCTCAGCAATCAGGGTGCCGTCGCCCGCACTGATGAGTCTCTCGCCCACGACGATGCTTTCACCGGCTTTGATGAGCGCGTCCACCTCGGCCCCGGGGTCCACAACATGGAACTGGACGAGGGCGTCGTCCGCGTAAACGTCATCCACCGTGTTGCCCTGCAGCGCATCTTCGATAGCAAAGAGTCGCTCACAGTAGCCGCCCTCAGTGGCATGGGCTTTGACCTCGGCGCTGGAATCCTCTTCCAGCAGCATGCCGGGCGTCACCGCCCCGCTTGCCGTTGCCTCCTCGGTCCGGAAACCTCCGCTCAACTGGATGCGATTGGCAGACATTCTAATGTCTCCTTATCTCGACCTTGTGATCCACATCTTTCGACCATGTGGTCCACGTCTTTCGACCATGTGGTCCACATTCAAGAACCCGAAAGAGAGAAAACTGACCCGGCAACAGCGGGGGCGCTTAGTCCCCGTCCGTGCCCTCGAAGTTCATCACGGGCACCACAAGCGGCTCTTCCTTGGTCGTGGACGCGACTTCGCCCAGACCCTCGTATGTCGGCGCCGCTTCGCCCGGGGTTGCCGTTTTGGGTGCCGTCATCTGTGCCATGTTGTGCAGCACGTCGAGCGGCTGGGCGTTCAGGAAGTCCGGCGTGAGTTTGCACGCCTCGTTCGCTGCGATGGCAGCGACCAGATGAGCGCGCTGGGCCTTATGCGTCTGGAGGCCGGCGGCGAGCATGTCGCGGATCTCGGGCGGCGCGTTCTGGACGTACTCCTCCGCCGTCACAGGCTTCTTGGCCTCAACCTCGGTATTGGCAGCCAGGGCCTCGACTTCCGGGACATCCTTCGTAACGGGCTCCTCGACCTCCGCCTCCTGCTCATTGACAACCGGGATCATCTTTGCGAGCATGTCATCCTCCAGCTGCATGAGCGCTTCGCGGTCGTCCTCGTCCCACTCTGTGCCCGCGTTCGCGACGAGCGCGTCCACGAGTTCCTTCTTCTCCTTGCCCATCTTCACGTCCTCCGTTATGGAAGCATTGGTAATCGGCTCGTATTGAGTTACCCGCACAACCTCGATGGGGAGCCCTTTGAGCGTGATCTTGCCATCCACTTTCAGAAAATCCTGGCGGAACAAACGGCCCCCTCGATCATAGATAACGTGATCGGGGAACAGGTCCTCAACGTAAGGATATGGAACCGCCCCGTCCTCCCCGTCCGTTGGAAGGAGCGCTTCCACCTCCTTTTGCAGCTCCCTATACGATTGCTCATTCCAAACCACCGCAACCAATGTGCCGCCGCAGTTCGCACAGACCCGGCTCTCCTGTTCATCATCCGGGAGCCCCTGGTAGACAGTAGCGCAGTTCACACACACACGAGACCGATTGGTCGCAGGGGCCACGCCAGTCATCGCTGTCCCGCACTTCGGACAGCTCGTCTCATTGCAAGGCGTGCCTCGCTCATGGTTCGCCGTTGCCCCGCACTCAGGACAGTGGCACAGATCGGTTCCACCCGTGCCCTGCTTCTCCGCCTCCTGCCCTTGCCCCTTGCCGGTAGCGGCCAATGTGTCCACCACAGCCCTGCCTATGCGCTCGAAGTCCATCTTTTCCATGCCCTCCCTGTTGACCATAAGTCCCGCGCCGTCCGCCAACGAACAGGCGCCCACTTTGTCCGGCAGCAGCGCCAGGTGATCGGGGCCATATCCACGCGCGACTGCTTCGTAGGCTTCTCCCTCCCACTCGCCATCGGTGTAGGTATTCGCGGAGAAGAGCCCCGTAGAAAGTTCCATCGGCGTGCCCTGTTCCAGGGCCTCGAGCACGCGCACGTCCACCGCCTTCAGCCTCTCCTCCTCCAGCCAAGCCTCAGCCTTTAGCTTGCCATCGGAGAATGACGTGTTCATTACCACGCCAACTTTACGGTTGGTCAAGATGTCCGGATCGCACGCACTCACGGCCTTGCCCTGGAACTGCGGGTGGTAAACAACGATGGGCTTGTGATTCCAAACTTGCGAGGTCTTGGCAAGCTCTTCAGCCGGGTAGAAGATCGCGCCATTGCTGCCGGTGTGAACGCCCTCCGTAAGCATCACCATCGGCACGACCAGGTAGGGACGTCCCTCCATTGTGTCGTGTCGGACGGACGGGGTAAAGTTGACCGTGATCTGCTGGAAGGAATTTTTGTTCTTCGCCATGCGTCTGGGTGCCTCCACCTCATTCGTCGTCATCTTCTTTTCCCTTCACAAAGGCATCATACAAGATCCGACATAGGCGGATCAACCTCCACGACAGAAAATCCGAAGAAATCCCAAAGCGTCTACTTCTATACCTCCTTAGATTCCGATACGTAAATCTCAATACACCCTCCCCTTGACGAACTCGGGCGGAGGGCCCAAAACAATCTCCCCCTCGAATACTCCCATGGCGTATTGGACGCGGATGCTTGCAGCGCCAACATGGGTGCCTATGCCCATCTCTATTAGCTCGTCATCGTCCGGCTCGTGCAGGCCATTGAGGGCATTCTGCAGATCCGCATCTCCCTCCACCACCCATTCCTCTTTCATCGAAAAGTAGACGGCATCAGCATCCCCAACTTTGCATGCCCAGGTAGCCATTATATCTCTCCTCGTAACAGCCCAACGATGAGCTTGAAATGTTCTCGATCCCCTTCCAGAAACTTCTGAGGGTCTTTGTAAAAGAGCTCCAACCCCATACTCATCACTTCGGTATCCCCGCTCCTGTAAACCTTGGTGCAATAGGCATCCATCCAGTCCTCTGTAGGCAGTCCCATTTCATCCAGGCCATAACGGTCCCCTAAATGCTGGAGCTTGACGCCCCTCTTCTTCGCCCGTCCCTTGACCAACGCATTACACCGATTCTTGAAGTGTTTATTTTGATCCTCGATATGGTGGCCAAACTCATGGACGAACGTCCCGGGCGGGGCGTTTGCCCCCATCTTGGCTGAGGCAAGCGGTCTTCCAGGATCAACGTACGTTTCAGGGGCTCGTCGATAATAATGAGATCGCGTTGTAGATCTATCCAGGACGAACTCAATAGGGCTCATGTTCTTCTGTCTTCCCCTAAGAGCATCCTTACGAACCAACTTCCGCACATCGTCCACCAATTTATCCACCTTCTTCTTAGTCGTCCACGAGAGCTCCGGCGAAACATTCACTCCAGCAATACCCGCAGCCTCGTCCGGGGCAACTTGGCATGCTTTGAGCCAGACGTCCCTCCCGGCCGCCCCTCCATCAATTGCATCCTTTGCCCTCCTTTTGACCGCGGTAATTCGGACATTGAGTTCTCTATACTCCGGCGTCTTCCAATATTCCCAATGCTGGGGGCCGCTTTCCTTTAGCCTCCGAAACGCACTTTTCAACTCCCTCAGTTCAACCTTCGTTGCATCTAATATCTCCTGTACGCCCTGTGTGCCTCGGCTCCCAATTGTCGCGTTTGCACGATCTACAAGCTTCTGGAAATGAGGATCGTATTCCTCCAGCGCCTTGAAAACCGACCGCCGCCCCCTGAGGTCCACCCGCTCCAGCGAAGGTCCCGCCGTAGGTGACGGTGGCGCCGGGGCTGCAGGCTTAGAAACAGACGGTGTAGCCTTGAGCTTCCTTGCGGCTGTCCTTCGGTATGTTGCAATGCGCTCCCGCATCCAGGCCTCCGTCTTTCCCTTGCCTGCGTAGCGGGCAAAAAACACCTCCTCTATCTCCGCCTCGGTCTTACCTTCCTGGACCAGGCGAATCATAAGATTCTCGTTCGATTCCTTGCCTGCTACCGGGCCCATTGTAGCCTGCCTGCCTCGCACAGCTTTTGCAATCCGCTGCCGTGGCGTCCTTGCAATAACCCCCGCCCTCCTGAACGCCCCGCCCCGCTGGTCATAAGCCCCGGCTTTCTCAAGACGCTTCCGAACGGACGAGGGGCCCCACTTCTGTCCCGGGCGTCTGTAGTCAGACATGGCAGGCGCAAACGCACAGCGACAATTGGGGTGGAGTGGAATGAGACCTCGCGCCTGAGCAATCTTCATCACCACACCTTCCAGATGTGCGCACCTATCGCACACCCGCTCGTCGCCGGCCGTCATCCACTCAACCTGGACCGAGACCTTCTTGAAACCAAGATCTTCCAACCCATCCAATTGCCCCTCCGCATGAGCATAGATGATCTCGGTCCGCGCAATCGTGAGGGCCCTCGTGCGGGTGAGGCTCGCGACGGTCCTATTCAACTGCCGCGCGAGTTCCCGCGGGTTTCGTCCTTCCGCCATTCCCAATGTCAGCGTCCGTGCCATACGCTGGGACATCGTAGCGGAGACCCCGCGCAGATCCTCATACGACCTGGTGCTCAACAGCTCCATCTTGCTCACACGTTCGGGGGAGGCAAAGGAGCTCCGCAGGAACTCCTCCTTCGAGCCTTCGTAGAATCCAGCCGGCTTGCCGAACTCCTCCTTATGAGCATCGGTGTAGGATCTTAGGACGCCCTTCTTGTAAGCGCTATTTACATACTTCGCAGTCCAAGGTTTTCCTGTGATGCCGTCCACCTCGAGCACCCCCTCATTCACCTGCTTTTGGAACCAGGTCCGGAACGAGGTGAGCTTCTGCGGATTCGTCTGGAATCGCCATGCCTGGGGCTCTATGTTGACCTGTAAGCCGGAAAAGATATTGGGAGGAGCCAAGCCAAAAACGTCCTCCTCCGCAACCAGTTCCGTCACAGCCTTCTGGATCGCACGGAAGCGCTTCCGCATGTCGCGCATAAACGCCTGGCGGAGCATGGTAGTGCGACTAGGATCTCGTTGGGCCACAGCTATCACAACTTGGCCTCCTTACGATCACGGCCGGGAACGCCTTGAACCTTAAGTTCTGCGTGGTGCTGCCTAACCCGGGAGATCGCAGCACGGGAAGGAGCCCCTACCGACTTGCCCTGCCACCGTTCGGTCAAGCGCCCATACCAGTTCTCGCCGAGATTGCCGAGATGGATGACCGGGAGCGAGAAGCGTTTCTTGTGCGCCTTATCCCATCGTTTCTGGAAGGCGCTGTCGTATCCTCCCGCGTGCTCGTATTCTGCATCATACCAAGGAGGTGGCGACAACTGCCCCGTCCAGAAACAATGGAGAAACCCGGGCAGTTCACAGGGGTTCTTGATCGGAGGAAATGGCCCGCCGTTTTCCCACGCTTCGAGGTTGGAACATCCCACCCTCGATGCCCCGTAAAGAACATTCTTCTCCGTCGCCTCCGCCTCGATCACCCGTCCCATTCCTGGCTGGAACACGATATCCGCATCCAACGTCAGGACCCATTCCGGCCTGCACGTTCGCCAATCTTCCAGCACCGCATTGAGCGCAGCCGCCTTGCTAAACGCCGCACCGTGCGTGTAAAAGGCATCAGTCTGAAACACGCACACACCAGCCTTCTGCCCAACACGCACGGTTGCGCTGTCCTTCCGACTTGTCACCACAACGATCTCGTTGTCCAGGTCGTGCCCCACCTCCCTGATAATGGAGGGCAATGAAATGCCCAGCAGGTCGTCGTAGTTGACACAGACAATCACAGTTAGGAGGGACATTTCCAATCTCCTTCCGTATCCTCCATGAACTGGAATACAAAACTGCTCGATCGCTTGGGGTCCCGGAACCCGACCAAGTGTGCACCCTGCTCCGTCAACTCATCGAGATATTGGGTAACACCGAACACCGGCCCTCCCGGATGATATTGGGAAGGCACATTGTAATCATGCCAGATGACAATGCTCTGGTCATGGATGAGATGGCGAGCCCATTCGGTGGCCTGTTTTGTTCCCGTGCGGGAATGGTCGGAGTCGATAAGCGCCCAGTCGAATGGCGCGTGCGGAACATCCTGCCAAGGGATACCTCGCGTGCCCTTCTCGTGCAGCAGAAGCGACACTTTGCCATCGCCCTCGACCATTCGGCCAGGGTGGGCAGGAGCAGACGTCATTGTATTCATCCGCTTTCTATCTACTCCCACATACTGGCCGATTCCAGGCGCAAAATCCAGCAGCAGGGCCGCCGTGTGTCCCTCGTGGATTCCCACCTCCAGACACGTCACAGGTTTCCGAACTTCGAGAAGCCTGAGCAAGACCCTCAGGTCATTCCACGTAGGGCCCACAACACCTCGACGCCCGCGGACGGCCGCAACATCAACATCCTTGACGAACCGCTCAAAATCCAACAGCACCATTGATCCTACCTCCTATGCTCCTGTTTTCGCGGACCTCATCGTGCGGCCCTTTGACACGTCACGGTAGCGACGTGGATCCCAGCCCTTCCCATACTGCGCGACATCGTAGCCCGCGCAGTCGAAGACCACACACCGATCCATCACCGGGCTGTTGCAAGCTTCCAGCATTGCGTAGTTCCCTGGGCTGACATCGTCGTGACGATCATTGTCCATCCTGCCCGGCAACGGCATGCAGATGCCGCACCGATTACACCAGCGATGGACCTGGTCATGGAAATCCGTCAGGCTCCTGTTCCACCACAGCGGCTCGATGGGAAGCCCGCCCGGCCCGCTGAAAAGCACATCCATCGCTCCGGCCACCTCGCAGAAGAACACACCCTTAGGTGTGATGCTCCCGCACCAACTATTCTGGAGCCAGCAGTCCCATATCCGCGCATATCGCTTCTTCTTATCCGGCTCCAGTTCAGCACTAGCGATGAACACGGGCTGGTGACGTGCGGGGGGTTTGTGCGGATTCTTATTCTGGAACCCGAACACTTCTTTGATCCGCTTCTCATGCCTCCTGTAGGCCGGACCAAGGCTCGTCCACAAGCCTCGATTCTTTCGCTGTGGAATGAGCTGCTCCATGATCTCGCAGATCTCGAGGAACTCAGGGTGAAGGGTCGGCTCCCCACCCATTACACCTATCACCTTCGTTCTCCCCTCCACATCCAGCTCGCTTTCGGATGGGAATGTCATCACGCTTTCCACCGCTTTGTGGAATGTGTCAAGCGCCATTGTGAATGGTCGATCCTTGACGTGCGCGGTCATCCTTGTGCAGTTGGAGCATTGGATGGGGCAGACGTTTGTCACGTCGATCTGGATACACCACTGTTCGCTTACGGATTTCATTGGTCCTATCTCCCTTTTCTTCTCCTCGATTGTCCAACCCCCGCCCTCCGCCACTGCTCGGTGAGGACCCCATGAATCCTGGCGGCCTCGACCCGGAAGTCATATCGGTCCACACAGATCTTGGCAAAGTGACGCTGCCGTTCCACATCCCAGTCAGCTGCAAGCTCGCCACACAAGTCCCGCAAACCCTGGGCGGAAATATCATCATGGACACGGACGAAGTTGGGCTCGATGCCCGGCACCCGAACACTACTGGACAGATTGGTAACCACAATGCAACCCGCAGCCGTTCCTTCCCAGTGCTTCTTGAACGCGACATCCCATCGAGAACAGCCAACAAGCATCACTTTATGGCGCCTTAGCTCCACCATGTAATCCGGCACAGCCGAGCCGTCGGTCCGGGACCAGTGGTGGTGGGCGCGAATCGTAAAATCTCGCTCCCAGTTCTGCAGCCCCCTCACGTCGTCCCACAATCGTCCACGCACCGGGTAGTTCCGCCTATTCGAGGCGCCACTGAGCAGACACACCTTATCCCGTCCATCTGCCGAGGGCTCCGGACACAGCTCCCTCACGACGGTATGGTAGATGCGGAGGAGACGCCGGCCCTCCATATAGGGTGCGATCTTGATACATTGGGCGGGGTCGTAGCGGACGAGGACGGCATGGGGATTGAATCGTGTCTGCCATTCCTGATGGGCGTCCGGATGACCCCACGGGTCCGCGTGCTTCGTCACCCGCAGCAGCCCTTCCATCCGCCCCACCTCATCGTAGCCATCGAATCCCACGTCCTTCGACGGAGGCTGAGACATTGAGGGGTTCCAAGTATTCCATTCTTCCGCGACCACAATGTCGGGCTCTACATCACGCACAACACCCGCCATATCCGTCCTGTCCTGTCCTCCCGGGAACCGTCGGCCGTATGGGGTGTAGCCCATAAGCTCCAGCCCACGCTGAATCCGGTATGCGGTGTCGCTCGCGTAGTCCTTGAACGCCTCAACACCGAACTGGATACAGTGAGGCTCCCTGGAGTCCTTTGACCGGTCCATGATGTCCTTCTCCTGTGTCCCCATTATGCTGCTCGTCGCCATCTTCCTATTCCTCTCCTTCCCTCTCGTTTCTTTCTTCCCTCTCGTTTCGTTCCTGAACTTCCCTCCCTTGCTCGTGGTGCTGAATGCGGATGACCTCGTCCTCCCACCAGTCGTTGATCTCGGCCAGGATCCTCTCCCCCCACAGCCCGATGGTGGAAAGGACGAGACAAGCAACCGCGCTTGTCGCCAACCCAATCCATCTGCCCCAGGCATCAGGAAGAATGAGGATCAAAATACCAGCAACCGCCATACACAGGGCTCCCACTGTGGAAAGCCGAATCGACAACCTACCCTTCTGTGGAATCATTACTTATCCTCCTTGCCAGGTGACGAATGCCTTGCCGCCCTTATGCTCAATCCCGCGCTTCTTGAGCCACTCGCGTCCAATGTCCTTCACAACGATCCCATCCTGCCGGAGCGGCCAGTGGTATGAGCGATAAGGCTCCCCTAACCCTCGTCCCCCTTCGCGGAACTCCGGTGCTCTCATCTGCGCCTCGGGGCCCGCACTATCGTCCAACTGTTCCGCAATCGTTGCCGCAACGCTGGACTTGATGAGCACCGGACTCAGACACACGCGGTGGTGATTGTCATTGTAAGCACGCAGATTTACTGCGCTCCACTCATACTGTTCGCCATCGTCGGTGCTCCAGAGCAGGGAGAGCAGATCACGCACGTCCACGGGCCTCGTCAGCACCCAATCTGCTTGTAAGTAGAAGAACTCAGGGCCCGTCGGTTGCCTCCACCCCCATGCCACTGCTGAGGGGAAACTGGGCTTGGAACAGACGCGTGACAGCACACGGCCGAAAACCTTGGCGGCCTCGTCCCTCACCTGTTCCGCCCGCGGGGCTGCGGGTTCCCATCGAGCGGGGCAGCAGTCAATGTTGAGGTATAGGGTGGAGCGAGGCCAATCCACGCCCACAAGGTTTTCCCGGAAGCTCCCCCAGCTCTCCGCACACACGCCTGGACGCAGACATTCGGTGCCCACGAATTCCAGTTGGACTCCTTCGCCATCGGTCCTCATTGTAAGCTCTCAAGAAAAGGGTGGAGGCCGTCGTCTACTATGTGCCGTCAGGCGGAACAGGAGAAGGCGGGGGCGCCGGATCCTCGATGCCTTCCACGTCCTGTGGGGCCGCAGGAATGACAGGTTCGGGGATGGTATCCTCGTCCTCATCCTGTTTTTCTACATACGTAGCAGCGGCCTCCATAATTGCACCAATCTGGTCGGGCGAGAAGCCCATGATCTGTGAGAAGAACTCCTCGGGCGGAACAAGCATATCCACCTCGCCCTTGACATAATCTCCCAGGGCTTTGACAATCTTGCCTGCGGTGTCGGCCCTCTCCCCCTCACTCGGTGCGTCCAGGTCAGGCCATTCGACGTAGAAGTCCTCGGGGTCGGGAAGCACACCAAGGAGCAGGAGACGGTCGATGAATGGACGGATCAGCATTGGGGAGATGTACTCCTCTCGCCTACGTGCCAGACGCTTGTTCCACGTTCGGGTGTCCTGCGTGCTCGCAAGTTCCGCCTGCTCGCTGCCAAAGAGGATCCGGTTCGGGATGCCGAGGCTAATGGCGATGCTTTTGAGCTGGGCCTCGAGGTGCTCCGTCGGGCTAACGACCTGAGGCGCGAGGTTCTTAGCCGTGAGGCCCTGGGTGGCAATGTATCGCTGGAGGCCATTGTAATAATCGGCCACCTGCTCGGCCAGGCTCTCCTGGTCGATTGACACGCCAGCCTGAGCCAGCTCCGCGGGCATCTCAAACGATATGCCGGGAAATGCGCCCTTCCAAAACATTTCAGCGCTGGCCCCTAAGATCTTCCGGAGATCGAAGAGCCTATTGAATACGGGCTGCATCCTCGGGACGCCGAACACCTCGCTCTCCTCCCGATTGTCCGCGACATGCAGCACGCGCGTCCAGTGGACCGTCTTCTTATCCTTTGATGAGACGGAGCCTTCCAATGTCACGTCCTCGAGCGCGACAGTGTAAGAGACAGGCTGCCCATAGCGAGGATTCGTCGTGTCCTTCTCCTTGGACTTTATCGTGACGACGTTCTCGCTAAACACGCGGAGATAGAGGAGGTCGTATTGTCGCATACCCCGCCACCCATCCTCGGGCAGGCCGTCGTTCCCAATCCCTTCGACTGGCTGTTCCAAGGGCTTGCCATCGTCGAGACCCAGCAAAACGATGCCGAACCGCCCAATGCCGCTCAGTTTGTCGGCACGATACAGGTAGTGGAGGAGGTGGAGGCGACGGTCGAGATCATCCCACGCAAGCTCGAATAACGTCTCCTCCACATCTTCCGTCTCGTAAATGT